TGCAACAAAGAGAGGCCATTGCACATGAAAATTGAGCATCAACGGTGATGGATGATATGCGAATACTTGCTTTGATTGTGGCCTTGTGCATTTTTGTTATCGGATTAACGATGTTTTTGGTCAAGTACATACTGAGACTTTTTGATGACTTATGGGCTGATGATGACAATGGATACTTCTGAAAGCTACAAGGTGCGGAAGATATGGCACAAGCCTAGTATGGTTGAATCATGAACCCTAGGCAACTCAGATTTGTAGAAGAATATCTAGTCGACTTGAATGCAACTCAAGCCGCCATTAGGGCAGGGTATTCCTTTAAGACTGCAAATAAGATCGGCCCTAAGTTGTTGGTAAATGTTGGTATTCAATCCGCCATTCAAAAAGCACAGCTTGCAAGGTCTGAACGCACACAGATTACCGTAGATAAAGTGCTTGAGGATATTGAACTCATCAAGCTAAATGCTATGCAGCAGGAAGAGGACGGCAAGATGATTAACCATGCCGGTGCGCTTAAGGCTTGCGAGTTACAAGGTAAGCACTTGAAGATGTTTGTTGATAAGGTTGAGCACTCAGGAGGCCAGACTTTGCACGTCATTACGGGTGTCAATGCAGCCGATTAGACTTAACTATTACCCTAGAGACTGGCAACGAGAGTGTCATGCTAACCGTAAGCGATTTACGGTATTAGCGTTACATAGACGAGCCGGTAAGACAGAATTAGCTATCATGGAACTGCTAGACGCTGCTATGCGCTTTGATAAAGAGATGGGGCAGTTCTTTTATGTAGCTCCGTTCTTAAAGCAAGCCAAAGCAATCGCCTGGTCAAGACTTAAGCAGAAGGTTGCGCCATTAGTGCCTCACGGCGCTGTCATTATTAATGAATCAGAGCTATCCGTTCAGATCGTTGCTAACAACTGTCTCATTCGTATTTTTGGTGGTGATAACCCTGATGCTATGCGTGGAGTTCGCTTAGATGGCATTGTCATCGATGAGGTAGCACAGATTAAGCCAGAAGTATGGCAGGACATTATTCAACCGGCTCTATCAGATAGACTAGGTTGGAGTTTGTTCATTGGCACGCCAAGTGGGATCAATCTATTCAGTGAGCTTTATTTTAGAGCCGATAGTTATGAGGATTGGTACTCTGCTAAATATACGGTCTACGACACCCATTCGCTTGATGAGGCTGAGGTTGAAAGGCTGCGTCGAGATATGGCAGAGACTTCATTTGCAAGAGAGTATCTGTGTGATTTTAGCGCTGCCGGTGACGACCAGCTCATGTCGCTATCAGATGTTGAGGCTGGGGCGACTCGCACTATACCTGACAGAGATATTATGTATGCGCCTAAGATACTAGGCGTTGACCCTGCCCGTTTTGGTGATGATCGGTCTGTCATCTTTATGCGACAAGGCTTAGCGACTCACAAGCCCATTATCTTGCGTGGCATTGATAACATGGCCTTGGCTCAACGAGTTGCTAGTGAAATCATGGAGCATAAGCCTGATGCCGTCTTTATAGATGCCGGTGCGGGTTCTGGGGTGATTGATAGATTAAGACAGCTTGGCCATGAGGTCACTGAGGTAGCTTTTGCCGGTAAACCGACTGATGGTCGCTATCTTAATAAGCGTGCTGAAATCTGGTGCGAGTTAAGAGACTGGTTGACTGGTGGTGGGTGCATTCCAAATGACCAAGGGCTTAAGCAAGACTTAGCCTCACCGACTTACTTCTATAACTCTGCCGGAAAGATACAGCTAGAGTCTAAAGACGAGATAAAAAAGAGAGGACTACCTTCACCGGATATTGGTGATGCACTGGCCTTGACCTTCTCATTCCCTGTTATCCCTAAATCATCCTCCCATCATTCTTCTAACAGACCGCGCAACGACGCTATGCGTGGTCACGATCCCTTTGCGAGTAGAACTCAATGATTAAATGGCTTCGAGCGTCACACTGTGCAGTACCGAATTCTTATCCCTGTCTCATGATGCTAGATTCAGGTGAATCAATCATGGGTATGTACGAAGGACACATGAAAGTCATCGCCTGGACAGTCGTCAACCTACCAGACTGGATGCTGATAAAGAGGGGTCCTGGCACTGGTAAGGTTTGTGGTGAGAATCATCCTAAGACAACGCTATCTGATGATGACTGCACAACTATTCGAGTGGCTTATGATACTGGATCATTCAGTTATCAAATGCTGGCTGATAAGTTTGACTGCTCCAAATCTACTATCCGAGACATTATCAAAGAGCGTACTCGATTTAGTGATCGTATGCGTAGATAAGCCGTGCGGATGATAGCTGATTGAGACATTAGAATCTCACTAACTTTAAAAGTGAGATTGATTATGTGTTCATCACCGCCAAAAATCCCTGCTCCACCACCACCACCACCCCCACCACAATTAGCTCATGCGCCTGATGTGAAGGCTGTAGTCGCTGATGTTGGATCGCAGAATGTAGCGCAAGGCGGAGGCGGAGTTACTACCACTCTATTAACCGGTGGCCAAGGTGATCCTATCGCTGCGGGTACTCTTGCTAAGAAGACTCTGTTAGGCGCTTAGAGTGTCAGAAGAAATCAAGCTACTTAATAGACGATGGTCTGCTCTCAAAATGGAGCGGTCCACTTGGCTACAGCATTGGTCTGATGTGAGTCGCAACTTACTGCCGGTCAATGGTCGCTATTTCATCTCAGATCGCAACAAGGGCTTTAAGCGTCACAATGTCATCTATGACTCTACCGGCACGAAAGCACTTAGGGTTTTAGCCGCTGGCATGATGTCCGGTATGACTTCACCATCACGGCCTTGGTTTAGGTTATCAATCACCGATACTGATCTTATGGACAGTCAACCGGTCAAGGTTTGGCTCAACTCGGTATCCGATCAGGTCAGTGATGTACTAGCCAAGTCTAACTGTTACCGCGTCCTTCACTCGATGTATGAAGAATTGGGTGCGTTTGGTACAGCCTCAGCTCTGATTGCTGAAGACTTCAATAATGTTATCCATCTTCATCCGTTCACGATTGGCGAGTATGCCATCACTACGGACTGGAAGGGCGATGTTAATACCTTATACCGTGAGTTTGATAAGACAGTCGCTGAGATCGTCGGAGAATTTGGCTTAGAGAATTGCTCAAGTGTTGTTAAGTCTGCCTATCAGCGTGGCAATTTAGATCAGTGGGTGACGTTGATTCATGCGATTGAACCCAGAGCAGACAGAGATCAGTCTAAGAAAGACAATCTCAATATGCCTTGGAAGTCTGTGTACTTCGAACGTAATGCCGGTGACAAGAAGGTCTTGCGTGAGTCTGGCTATCAAACCTTTCCTTGTGTAGCGCCTCGCTGGACTACCGTATCAGGCGATATTTATGGTGTTTCACCGGGCATGGAAGCACTAGGCGACATTAAACAGTTACAAGCACAACAATTCCGTAAGTCTCAAGCTATCGACTATCAAGCTAATCCACCTATTCAAGTGCCATCAAGCATGAAGAATAGAGAGATTGAGTTATTCCCTGGCGGTATCTCTTATTACGATGCCTCCTCTGGTACTCAAGGGGTTAAGACAGCGTTTGAGGTTAATCTTAATCTTCAGACCTTACTCATGGATATTCAAGACGTCCGTACCCGTATCAATGGTGCGTTCTTCAGCGATATATTCATGGCCATCACTCAGCAAGACTCTCGCATGACCGCAACTGAAGTCGCTGCGCGGAATGAAGAGAAGATGTTAATGCTCGGTCCAGTGGTTGAGCGTCTTAATAACGAATTACTTGATCCATTGATAGAGACAGTCTTTGAACGTCTATTGACTGCCAACATGTTACCGCCACCGCCAGAGGAGTTAGCCGGTCATGATCTTAATATTGAATATGTCTCCATGCTGGCACAAGCTCAAAAGGCTGTTGCCGTCAACGGTATTGATCGCTTTGTCTCATCAATGGGTCAGATTGCAACTCTGCGGCCTGATGTTCTGGACAAGTTTAACCCCGATCATTGGGTAGATGCTTACTCCGATAAGCTCGGCATTGATCCCGAACTGATTATCAGTGGCGAGCAAGTGGCTTTGGTGCGTCAACAACGAGCAGAAGCACAAGCTCAACAACAAAAACAGGCGATGCTCATGCAGGCCAGTGAAGCAGTAAAGAATCTTGGACAAACTTCAACTCAACCAGGCACAGCATCGGGTGATGTTATGGCCGCAATGAAAGGACAACAACAAAATGCCTAGACAACTATTTTCAACTGTAGGTTATACGGTTGGCGTTAAAGAATACTCCGAGATGGAAGGTGTGCCGGTAACGCCTACTGATGCAACAGCTTTGCCAAGTGGACCTTGTGCTGGTATTGCTGTAACAGGTTCAGGTAACGTCGCTGGAACTTTAGCTTCTGGCGGTACGTTTGTACTGACTGGTTTAGCAGCTGGCCAGATCGTTAAGATCAATGCGTCTATTATCGCTGCTACCTCAACGACTGCAACCGGTATCTTTGCTTTGTATCCTGCGGGTAACTTGTAATGGCTCAGTATCCTAATACGCTGGCGTCATCCAATGACATGTACACCAGTTATGCGGATGCTTATGCAGTCACTCCGAACGACTCAGTCGATTTACCCAATGGTGTATCAAGAGCAATCCTTGTCTCAGGTGCTGGCACAGTAACCCTGCAAATGGCATCGGGCAATCAGATTGTGCTAACAGCAACCGCTAACTCTATCGGTTTTGTTCTTAACTTAAGGGTTAAGCGCATCTTAGCAACTGGCACAACTGCCACTCTTATCAACGCTCTGTACTGATATGAAAATGATAAGCATGAAGAAAGAAAGCGACGACATGGGTGATGCTGCTTACTGTATGTCGGCTAAGTATGGTTACGGCTTAACACTTCATTTAGATGATGACCAGTGCGAGGCGTTAGGTATTACGAAAGCATTGAAGGCTGGCACTCAAGTCTCTCTTCAAGCAATGGCTGTCGTTACCTCAGCTACTGAGTCTTTAGAGCGTGATGGTGATGATAAGGGTACGGATGTCAGTATCTGCCTACAGATTACCGACATGGGCTTAACAACTGGTGGCTCATTGAAGAATGCCGCCAAACTCTTATATGGTGCGGATGATAAGTAATCCTGAAGGTTACTCTGATGACGACGCGAGAGCTGCAACACAACAACTGCGCAAGATTCAAGCGGTGGTTGAAGCGCAGGACTTTACCGCTATTGCCATGTTGCCCGAAGGTAGACGACTACTAAGACGGCTGATGAGCGAATGTGGCGTCTTTCAAACCAGCTTTACCGGTGAGGGCTTAACAGCTGCACATAAAGAAGGTAAGCGGGTTATAGGACTTTGGGTGCTGGAGCAATTTAATAGCTGCCCAGATTTATACATACAACTTTTAACGGAACAAACTAATGACCGAAGAAATAGCATCGACGACTGAAGAAGTTGCGACTGATGTTGTCATTGAACCGACTACAGAATCCACTCTATTATCAGCAGAGGCAACCGACGCGCCTACCGAGATAGAGTACACCGACTTCACATATCCAGAAGGTACAGTGGTTGACGAAACTATCCAAGACGCCTTTAAAACAGCGGCCAAGGAAGCGGGTCTAACCCAAGCGCAAGCGCAACACCTGACGGATATGGGAGGCTTGATGAGGGCTAAAGTTATGGCTGACCATCAAGCTGCACAAGCACAGGTCTATACCGACTGGGCTGAACAGTCACGCTCTGATAAAGAGTTTGGCGGTGCAAAAATGGACGAGAACCTGGCTATCGCAAGCAAAGCGATCAACGCTTTTGCCACGCCTGAACTGAAAGCTCTACTCGACCAGACGGGTATCGGTAATCATCCTGAGATGATCCGAGCCTTTTATCGAGCAGGCAAAGCAATGTCAGAAGATAACTTAGTACCTGGGGGAAAAGGCCCAGCCGCTACGTCATCTCTGGCTGATCGACTTTATCCACAATAGGAAATTTAAATGGCAACTTTAGCAACTGGCGCATTAACACTGGCCGATTGGGCTAAACGGCTTGACCCGGACGGCAAAGTGCCGGCAGTGGCTGAGCTTCTATCTCAATCGAATGAAATTTTAGAAGATGCGGTATTCCAAGAAGGCAACTTGCCAACTGGTCACCGTGTCATCATCCGTACTGGTTTACCGACTGCCTATTGGCGTTCGATCAACCAAGGTATTCCAACAAGCAAATCAACCACTGCGCAAGTAGATGAATCGATTGGTATGCTGGAAGCCTACGCTAAGATCGATAAAGACTTAGCTTTATTAAACGGCAACACCAATGCTTTTAGAATGTCAGAAGATTCTGCGTTCTTGGAAGCAATGAACCAAGCACAAGCACAAACTTTGATTTACGGAAACCCTGCTACTGACCCACGTCAATATTTAGGTTTAGCGCCACGTTACGGCACTATCTCTGGTGCGGGTAATGCGCAAAACATTATCGATGCAGGCGGTACTTCAACCAACAATACTTCTATTTACTTAGTGGTTTGGGGTGATAACACAGCGTTTTGTACTTTCCCTAAAGGTTCAAAAGCAGGTTTGGCTCATGACGATCAAGGTGAATTGGTAGTTTATGATGCTAACTCTAACCCTTACCAAGCCTTCCAAACACATTACCAATGGAAGAATGGTCTAGTAGTTAAAGATTGGCGTTATATCGTTCGTATTTGTAACATCAACACCGCTAACTTGGTTGCTGAATCTGCGGCTGCTGACATTGTCAAATTGATGTCACGCGCTTTAGATCGTATTCCGAATTTGTCTATGGGCCGTCCTGCTTTCTATATGAACAGAACAGTTTACTCAATGTTAAGAATACAAGCGTTGAACAAATCACAAAACGTCTTAGACATTAATTCTGGTCTAAATCAATTTGGTACACCGTCTAGTTGGAACACTTTTGAAGGTGTGCCTCTACGACGCGTAGACCAGCTCTTAAACACAGAAGCAAGGGTGGTCTAGTCATGGCTTATGTAGACAACAACTTATTATTGTCAGGCTCGATCTCATCGACCGGTGCAGTCGCAGGACAAACTGTATTCAGTGTGGGTACTTCGGTACTTAGCACTAACACAGTGGACCTCGGTGTTGCCCGCGATATGGGTGAAGGTTCTGATTTATTCGGACGCTTTCAATATACGGTTGCGGCTGTTGGCGGCACATCAATCGAGATGCAAGTTATCTCGGCTACTGATGCGGCTTTAACTACTGCGGTTACTGTATTGGGTACAACTGGACCTATTGCTGTGGCGTCTTTAATACTAGGCTCACGATTTGTTTGTGACATTAACCCACAAATTGGCTCTAAAGGTCAACGCTATTTGGGCTTGCGTTACATCTCTGTGGGTACAACTACAGCTGGATCGGTTTTCGGTGACTTAGGTGCTGAAATCCAAGAAGGTCAAAAGTTCTATGCAAACGGTTTTGCGGTTTTATAAGGACTATTTATGGCACGTTACAAAGTATTGGTTCAAAGTTTTATCAATGATGCGTTAGTACAAGAAGGTGAGGTCGTCGTTCTTGATGACAAAGCTGAAGTGTCTGACAACTTAGAGTTAATCGTAGAACCAAAGAAATAAAGAACATGCCCCCTGCTTCGGTGGGGGGTTTTCTCAACCCAAGGAGTCCATCCCTAATGATCGAAGTTATACAACTTGCTACGGGCATTATGGATGCACTTTCAGCCCTGCTAAGTAGCTTGGAAACACTCATTCCTAAAGTCATAGCAGGCGCTTCCGTGATGGCGGCTTTTATGCCACCGGCCAGTAATGATTCGGCATGGTCCAAGATTCATACCGGCATTAACTGGATCGCTTTTAACTTCAAGAATGCCAAGAATAAGGGTGGCGTATGATTTATGCCCTACTTATTATTGCAGCCTTCAGCACGGGTTTTGGTATCGCTTACAAAATAGACAGTGCGGCCATCAATGATTTACAACGATCTATTCAAGTAAGTAACGAACAAGCAGCCAGCACCTTAACCAGTATTCAAGAACGAGTAGCACAAGCTCAAGCAACGGCTAAAGAGGCCAACACTAATTTGGAGTTAGCTCATGCCCAATCAATCAGCACCATTAATGCTTATCACGATGCTCTTAAGTCTAAGCGCTTGTACGACACCCATCGCAAAGACGGTGGTTGCACCGTGCCAACAGATACAAATACCGGCATCGCTGTTAGCTCAACCGACTCTGCCGAACTTTCAGCAGAACTTACAGACTTTCTTCTCGCCCAATCCCTCGCAGCTGACCAAGTAGCTGCGTATGCGCAGGAGTGTTTTAACTTTATTAATCATACTTGTGGATTGGAACAATGAGTGAAGCGGAGATTCTTATGCCAGTAGTTGGAATGTTAATGTCAGTGTTAATCGTAGTCATAGGCTGGATGGGGAATAAGCTGCATGAGCGGCTAGGCGAAATAAACGAAACACTCGCCACTATTGATAAAGACTTACGTCATGAGTTATCAAGGCTTGATACTCGTGTGGCAGTCATCGAAAGCAAGGTTAAATAACATGACCATACAAAACACCACCCTTCGTAAAGCAGGACCCAGTCAAGGCAATGGCGTAACGACGGTATTCCCCTTTACGTTTAAAGTCTTTACCGCTAATGATATTTTAGTAACCTATCTTGATGCGTTAGATGTTGAATCGGTATTGGTACTATCTACTAACTACACGGTCACGCTTAATGCCGATCAGAATACCTCGCCAGGTGGTTCAGTCACTTTGTTAGTAGCTCCTGCTACCGGAACATATATTACCCTGACATCACAAGTCACTAATACACAAACACTAGCGTTGACTAACTCAGGTGGTTTTTATCCGGAGTCGATTAATAACGCCTTGGATAGGACAGTTATTGAAATACAGCAACTGGCAGAACAGGCAAGCCGATCAATTACAATTCCTAAAAGTTCAACAGCCAGCCCATTAATGCCCATTCCTGCCGCTAATAATGTCCTTGTTTGGAATAATGCAGCAACAGCATTAATCAATTTACCGGCTACCACTGGCACATCATTAGTCAACCTTGCTGCATCCACAGGATCAACCTTAGTTGGCACTAAAACATCCGGCACAGGTGCAGTTACTCGTACAGTTGCATCTAAACTAAATGACACTGTTAGTGTTAAAGATTTTGGTGCAGTAGGGGATGGAGTGACGGATGATACTGCCGCATTTTTAGCTGCTGCAACTGCTGGCTCTCACGTTGTTATGCCAGCAGGTAATTACCTACTTGATACAATGGCTTTTCCAGCCACGCTAAAATCGCTGACAGGCGCTGGAAAGGCCACAACTATTACGGCCAAAAGCGCAATGGCTGGCGGATCAACGACTTGGCTTTCTTGCAATTTTCAAACTGATTTGACGCTCAGTGATTTTGCTATCAACATTTCATCTACTGCGCTGCCGTCTGTTGTTGGCTTGCAAATTGGCACTGTGGAAAGAGCTGTAGTTCAAAATATTCACGTTATTGATGGCGGCAGGATGCCGTTTTTTGTGAGCGCATCTGGCGGAGTTTTATTCAGCAATATCCACATCGACAAGTTTGCTCAGTCTGCAATTATCGTGACAAATACGTCAGGAGTGATTCATATTGACCAAGTCATTTCGACACACCAAGGCACTGGGTCAAATTTTGCAATTACCGGTGGCAGTTATCACAAAATATCTAATTCTTATGCTGCTGGTGCTGGATCATCATTTTTTACAATCGCACTGATTGGAACATATTATTCCGTAGTAGAAAATTGCGTTGTGCTGGGGTCTACATTGGAGGCGATCCAAATAACAGATGGCAGCGATAATTCTATTAGAAATAATCGTGTTATTTGTGGAGTTGGACACAATGATTTTGGGATTAGTGTCTTTGGCGAAACTGTTGACGTTAAAAACAATGTCGTGATGGGGAATAGTATTTATGGATCAGGCGGTAGCGGTATTGGTGTCTCAGCGAATCATATAAGCGTACATGCGTGTCTATACACTCACGTTGCGAATAACTTAATTGTTAGCTGTAATACCAGAAATGACGCTGACGGCTCTGGCGTGTATTTGCTTGGCGGTGCATTATGCCAAGCGACTACAGTGCAAAACAATGTTATTGTTGATGAAGGAAATCGTATCCGTTATGGCGCATACGAGTCAAGCGTAGGCGGCAATCCAAGCAACAATAAATTTATCAACAACGCCTGTTATTGCGGCACTGTGTTTATATCAGAAGGCTATGTAATTAATGTTTTATCTGAGGTATATGATATAGCATGGGTATCTTATACGCCAACAATAGGTGCTGGAACAGGAACAATTACAACAGCTAGTGGAACTGCAAAATATAGAAGGCAAGGCAGATCGGTATCAATAATAGCCAATATTACTATTACTACAAATGGAACAGGGTCTAATTTTGTATCTATATCCACTCCATTTACAACCATTAATTCTGGAATCTTATCGGGCAGAGCTAATAGCGTGTCTGGAAAAATGTTGCAAGCTGCAAATGCAGGGTCTGGCAATTTGGCTATTAGAAATTATGATGGAACGTATCCAGCTTCAAACGGTGAAAATTTTTTAATGTCCGGTATTATTCAAATATAAGGAACAACGACAATGGCTTTAACTAAATTAAAAACAAAAGATATTTACGGCAAGACATTAGAGTTTCAAAACTCATATATAAAAATATCCGATATTTCAGGCAATAAAAATCGCATGACACTTTTAATTGATACCTTTTCCAAACTTGATGGCGAAGTTATTGATAATATGCAATATACATTTTTAGTTACCTTAGATGGTAAAAACTTCATTGCTCAAGGATATGACTATCTTAAGACACTCCCCGAGTTTGCTGATGCTGTAGATTGCTGAGGATAAGTAGATGAGTTCAGACGTCGATATTTGTAACCTTGCTCTGGCTCGTCTTGGCGATGAGGCTAATGTAGTAAGCATATCCCCACCGGACCAATCAGCTCAGGCTGGCTATTGCGCTCGGTTCTATCCGATGTCTTTATCGGCTGTATTGGACGAGCATAACTGGGGCTTTAATAGTAAGCTAGTCACGCTGGCGCAAACAACAAATCCTTCTAGTCTTTGGGATTACTGTTACGAAACGCCTAGCGATATGATTAACGTGATTGCTCTTTATGATTCAATAGCGGTGGGTGATGTCAACTACGGTGGCTTTCCGAGTAACGCTACAACTAGCAGTATCTATGGTGATGGTAGTAAAGCCAGCTATCTTAATCGCTTGGCGACACATGGCAATCAACAGGACTACTCGGTTGAATCGGATACGGATGGCAATATTATTATCTATGCCAACCAAGAGAACGCTATGCTGAAATACGCGGCTTACACAACAAATACAGCCGTATTCCCCCCTTCATTCATTGATGCATTAGCATGGAAACTCGCCAGTAACTTAGCCGGCATTATGCTGAAAGGTGATATTGGTGTAGCTGCGTCAATGAAATGTATGCAGGCTTATGCCTGTCTCTTA